TAACGTATTTTTCACCACTAGCATAGTGCTTGATATCCCGTTCAGCTTCTGCTAATCTAGCAAGTCTAGATTGTACCGGACCTCTTTGAGACACATACGAATTTATAGCATCTGATTGGTACCTTCTTCCGGCAGATGGTAAATCGAATCCAAGGAATTGAGCTGCCTCTCTTCCTGAACTTTGTATAGAATCTCTAGCGTATCCATATACACCTTGAACACCTTGTTTAGCATTATCTTTAACGAAGTTTACACCACGTCTTACTTTAGCTTTAGCGGCTGCTATACCTCTATCAAGATCAAATCCGAACCAATCTTTAGCAAATCCTTTAATCTTATCAGGAAGGGTCTTAACTAATTTATCTCTAAGACTTCCTAAAATACTATTAATTTGCTTATTAAGATTATTAGTAATTTCTTTCATATCATGAATCATTACATTGAATAACCCTTTAACTGGTTTGCCATCTTCATCCTTGATATTAGTATTCTTACCAAAAAGCATATCATGCATGAATTCATCAGCACCAGCAATTACTGTTGTAAGCAATCCAGCAGGAGCTTTGAATATACCTTGCACGCCTTGTTGAATAGTTAATAGTTTATCACCAATAGTACTTGATTTAATTACATCATCTAAAAAACCAGTAGCTTTATTAGTAAGATTATCAGCTAGCTTACCTTTCTTCTTCTTAGGTTTGAATGTACCGCCACTTATAGCTTTAAGGGCATTAGTTAATTCAGCATCAAGAGCAGAGGCTGTAGCTCCACTCATATTGGAATTAGCGTTTTCCACAACAGAAGATTTTATGGTCTTTTCTTTCTGTTTTATTTGTCGTAAGAACGCTTGATCTATTGCTGTAGTAGGATCAGCTTTTCCTCCTCTACTACCACCAGATCTAAGACCTCCGCCAGAAGATAATAAGTTTCTAATATGGAATAATTCTTTATAAATATTATATTGATAATCGTATAAAGACATACCATATTTATCTTTATATCTTGCATTTGGAGGTACAAAATTATTAGCCATATATTCACCACCAATAGAAGTTTTTATACTTCCATTAGTAGCTTCGTGTACTAAGCCTTGACCAGAAGCAAACAGGTTTTGAACCATTTCATTCTTCTTAGCCAAAGTACTACTTATCTTGGCTTGCTGCTTACCTAATTGACCAGATGCTCTAAACATATTCATCACAAGATCAAAGGTTTCTTGAGAAGTATCTTTACTCTTGTATTGATTATCTTTATTTTTGTATTTGGTTAGAATCCTATCAATATCTCTAGGATTAAAGTTGCCATTCTTCCAAACACCATCCATCAATTTATTAGCAGCATTTATAATTTCTTTTTTACGCCTATTATATTCTTGCTTATTAGCAGTTCCTAGATCACTATTAGAAAGAGCAACAGCTATAGATTCTCTTAACTCTTTAAATGCTTCTCTTTTTAATTTAGTATCTATATTCTTTTGACTATTAGCAGCACTAAGCTCATTAGTCCATCGACCAGTTTGATAATTAAATACTCTAGGAGTTTCTCCTGTAAGAGCAGACTCTATCTTTCTTAAGTATCCAGGAATAACTTCTACTAAAGATTTCTGTGCAATACCATTCCAGGCAATAGCGCCTTTATTGTAATTACTACTTTGGAAATCTTTTAGGAAGTCTTTATATTCCTCTTTTACACCAAAGATTCTAGATAACTCTTTGGCCATACCTTTCTTACCATTACCCAAGTCAAAAACTTGTGCTAAGGCAGATTGTATATAGCCGTTGATATTTTTATCAAATCCACTAATAGCTTTCTTTAGATCTTTACCCATAGCCATACTAATACCACTCTTGGTAATAGCTTTCATAGGGTTGCCTGTAAACTCAGCTATAAACATAGGAAGGGATGCATAGAACATTTTCATTGTTTCTAATGTACCGCCTTCTCTGTTAGCTTTTCCAGAAATGGATTTAAAATAGTTTTCTAAACTAAATCCATCAGATCCAAATACTTTACTAGCTTTAGATTGGTTTCTACTAGTCTTGGTATCAAAAGAATCTTTATATACAGATCTCTGTATATCTATGAGTTCTTTTAAAATAGCATTGTTTTCATTAGTCAACCTACTCATAGTTTCAAAATACTTAGTAGCATTTTGAGTGTAAGTAAGCATTACTTTATTATTAAACTCTATCAAAGAGTTCATACCTTGCCCCAACATACTGAAGCCATTGTTCATTATACCAATTTGTCTTTCACCCTGAGCAAATTGCGCATGTGAAATAGCTTTTTGGTTCTTGAGTTGAACGTCAGTAGTCTCAGCAATTACTCTAGATAGAGAACTAGTATTAGCTCTTAACTGACCAGAGATCATAGATGCTACTACAGCATCTCCACGGGATATTTTAGACCCAGGGTTGTTCTCATCAGTATCTTCAAAGTCTTCCATCATGTCGCCAAACATATCAGACATCATATCCATCATCATTTTTTGTTCGGCTTTAGCAACGTTTTCGTTTTCATGATAGAAGTTACCAGAAGTTATTTCTCTTTTTAAATTCCTAAACGTATCATTGACTGGTTTGAAAATAAATTGCTCTCTAAGATTTTTCATTTTAAGACCGACAGCTTGTCTAGAACCAACGATCTCTTTAAATGAATTCTTAGCATAGTCTCTATTATTTTCAATCATCTTAGTTGTTATCGGTGCTTGATCTTTAAGAACTTCTACCGCAGCAAACTTTAACGATTTACCAAGTCTTCTCGTATAGGCTAGAATAGAGTTTTTTGCCATAAAAGACTATATCCTCCTTTCTTTAAGCATTACGCTGATGTCTTAATTCGACATAATGATCCCCACTACAGAACTTAATCTGTAGTGGGATGTTCATTATTTGCGGGAATGCTCCAGATATACTAAACGCTTAGTATATCAAAAAGGTAGAACTGGGTCTAACTCTTAGAAGATAATTATTTATCCTCTTCTTGTTTTGTGAAACGATTAAAGGATTTACCTTCTGTATCATTCCAAAAACGTGTTTGCTTGGTTGGATCAATTTCTTTCCAATTATCTTGTTTCATTTCTTCAATAGTAGCTTTTCTAAAAGCTGGTACAGAAATAAATGTGATACGGAATTTATATTTAATCGAAGCAGTCTTTCTATCAAAGACTGTTCTCCAACCAAGGGCAATATTTGAATCTGTTTTGAAACCTACTTCTTTAGAGTTAATACTAAAGGAAAGAGTGTTAGGATAATTTTCGTTTGATACAGATGGGATATTATTGGCAATGCTATTCATCATAGCTTTAAGAACAGCTGCCTCAATAGCTGTATCACCACAATAAACTTTTAATTCTGGAATGTTTTTAATTACTGTAGTATAAGCCTCTTCGAATGTTTCGAATGTTTTAGTAAGATTAATAACAGTTGGTTTAGTGCTGAATTTTCCTTTAGCAAAGTTAGACATATTTAGTTCTCCTCTTTATCTGATTCGTTTTCTAGTTGTTTGTATTTTTCTGCTTTTTCTAGAATATCTTTTGCATCATCAATAGTCTTTACTTCCATATCAGTAATTTCTACTTCTTCTCCAAGATCTTCATCTACTCCGTTAGATACATTAGAATCTGATAAGAATATTGTATCAGGATCAAATCTATTTGAAATATCTTTATTATTTGGAGTTAGAGCTATAAAAGCTATTCTAGAGAAGATATCTGGGAATTGTTCATCTTCATTGATTAAGAAGTTATAGTTTAATTCATCAATCAAATGTTTAACTAATCCTTCTGTAACTAATTGAACTTCTTTTTGTGCAGCCATATCAGATCTAATATTTATGAAATGGGCAAGTTGTTCAATAGTAAAAGTCATCATAAGCTTAGTAGTCACATTCATAGGTAACCAAGCTCTAGCATCTTCTTTAACGATCTTATTATCCAAAGCATATTTATAATTACCAAATGGATCTATATTTCTAATATAATCAACAGTTGATTGGTCAAGATCAGAATATCTTCCTGGATTAGTATCTAATGGATTAATAAATTGAGATAAATCAGTTTGATGTTTTACATAGCGTTGAGATTCTTGAGAAATAGCAACTCTATGACGAGTCATCTGATTAGCACATGCTCTTGAAATATCATGGAATACAAAAGACATCGTAGAGACTTTGAATAAGTCTTTAATATCAAACCCATATACTTTGATATGGTTAAATATCTTTTCTAAATATTTGTCTTTTCTATGTAAGAAGGTTACTGTATTAGAATCCAATTCTTCTGTAATTGGTTGATACTCTTCTGCTACTGTATCATAATTATTTGGGGATTCTAATTTCTCATATTCATATCTATGCTGTGTTACTGCAGAAATAATTTCTTTTGTAGCAACCTCTGGTTCATAAACGCATAATTCTTCATCAAGAATACCTTCTTCAATATATTGGGATAGTATTTCTTTTTCAAAAGATGCATACATGATATTTTTAACTGTTTGAACAAATGGATTTTCTTCAGAACATTCTTGAATAATGTGTCCAAAGGCTCTTGATGATCCACTAATAAGAATCATAATAGAAAGATTGGATTGTTCTTTGATAGAAATTCTACAGTATTTAGTATATGATAAAAATTCTGTCACATACTTCATATAGTTTGTTGTAAATGAAGTATAAGAAGGAATCTTAATAATAGCAATTGCATTAGTGTGCTCAAAAGGAGATTCATGACCTCTTGATCCCATTCTAGAGCAATATCCTTTTTGTTTATCATATCCTCCATCAGGAAGCATTCCTACACAAACCCTTCCAGATCTATTGAGTAGATATACATTATCAGATACATCTACTATTTCAAATTCTGGAGTTGGAATAACTATTCCTTGCATTTTCTCCATATTCTTTGTATCAGTATTCCATTCATCACTTGTGTGAGAACCTTTAACTATATCCGTGATTTTGTTTATTAGTCCCATTTTAATACTTCTCCTCTTAATAAAGGTATAAAGCTATATAAATATTTATCTTATAAAAAAGTCAGTGAAATTATATAAAATTAAAGAGAAACCCTAGAACCATTACGGCTCTAGGGCATGAATTAGAAGTATTAATCAACCAGTTTATGAGAGTTATAAAGTCTACCACAAGGGTCCATGTATGAATCATATAAATCATCATAATCATACATTAGATGATGAGTACCACCATTTCTATGGTGATGATATGGTCCACCATAATATTCTCCTCTCCAACCATTTTCTCTACTTTCATAGTCATAGGAAGGTGGATATAATTGAGGTCTACATACTCTACCATGTTCACAACAGTATCCGCAATCTTCTTTAGGAGATTTAGGAGCATAAACATAATTAGATCTGCTTCTTGGATGGCATTCATGAATCTCATGAATTACATTACCAGGATTGAATCTTTGATATCTTTCTGTACCCATGATGAGTTTATTAGCATTAGGATCATACCAATACCCATCATAGAATGGTTCATTTATTTCATCATATTGTCCATCGCTATGGATTAGAACGCATGGGATATTATTCTCTCTACATAGTTTGATAATTGGATATACAGCAGAAGCTCTATAAGCAACATTGTTATCCATAAAGATAATAACTCTATCTAATTTAGAAGTATTAGAGAATGGATGGAAGTTTTGTAAAGCACATAAGAAATCAGAGATACTATGTCTCATAGCTCCGGGATTTCTTGGGTCTGAAATTAATGGAGATTTATGCATGTGATCATAATCAACACCATACATATGAGCAATCTTTTCTACATCAAAATCAGATCTTGGAGATCCTCCATAGATAACTTCTAAATTCATTCTTCTATAATATCTTTCAAAGAATGTAGTTAATGATCTAGTAACAACGTATGCTTCATATCTCCATAAAGGATCTACTACAATAGCTACTCTACCATATACTTTAGGAGTTAAAGCTTTTGCTACATTTCCACCACATTCGCAATTAGTCCAATTATCCATAATAGGATTAGGATTTCCTTGTACATTGATAGAACAAGAGAATTCTGCTTCGGCTGTTACATCAAACCAGTTAAGCATGAATTCATCTTCTTTACTTAGCTTATCTCCGCAACAACACTTATTCATGATTATTTTCCTTTCTATCTCTTCTTCGACCTCCAGCAAGTCTATATTCCCGTTTAGTTTCTTTAACGTAGACTTTCATTCCAGGTCTTAATAATTCTCTAGGCATTTCTAGAAGATCATTCATTGTATCTACAATCATAAAATCATCAGTAGGTTCTGGTTTTACATATCTTGTATTTATTACATGAATTTCAGAATAGATATCTTCTAACTGTCTATTACCAGTAGTAACTTTACCAGGAAGATCTTTATAATACCCATTAACAATTACAGGAACTGTAACAGAAGCATCAATATCTGTATTGCTAGGAAGAATGATATCAATCATACCAGAGAATTGTCTGAATGTATGATAATGTTCTAGTTCTACTGCACCATTGATTTCAGATGTGATATAGTCATGCATATGAACTACACCATCTAAGATATCATAGTCTTCGTATTCTGGATCGATATCTACATCGCATAATAATTCTTTGATATAATCATCTACAGTTACTGCTGCCAAGAATTCTGTATTAGAAGTACAAGGTACTACTAATTTAGAATAGATGGAATATGGATATCTGTTAGATTGAATACAGCATCTACCATAGAGATATAATTGTTTTAGATTCTTATCACTAATCTCTAAATTACAATCTAGATCATAGTTGTCTATAGTTCCTAGATAGATAAGATCATCTACAACAAATAAAGTTCTACCAAAAGTATCTGCATTGATACTAACTGTAGAATCTAGATCTTTTGTAGACCAGAAATCCTTTACTGTAATTTGAGATATGATAGTATTCTTTTCAGTTTCTTCTAATTCTGCTTGAATATAATCTAGATTACATTTCTTAAGAATATCTAATGCTCTTACAGCTGGTACTGTAACAGAACTTGTAAATCCAACCTTATCTTGATCAATATCTGGATTATTAATATCTTCAATAAAGTTTGCATGTAGTTTAACTGTAGATTCTAGATCTGTTTCACTTACACCTTTATCAAATATCATTTGACCTTTAAGGTCAGGGAATAGTCTAAATGTAGACTCTTCTAGATCAATGTCACCATTAATATCGATCTGATTTAGATCATCGATATATTTCTTACCAATAGTGAAATCACCTTGGAGGTCTTTAACGACATCTGTTGGTACATGGGTAAGTTTACCTTTGATCATAGAAATATATTGCACATAAGAATTGTTCTTAACCTTTACTTGCGCTGGAACATCGTACGCATGCCAACCACCTACAAAGAAGAACTCTCCTTTTAATATATTCTGTTTAAATCTGATTCGATTGGTTTCATCAAAATTCTCGATATCTGGCATTTTGTAGCCCCCAATCTTTATAAAAAATTTAGCTAAATTTTGTATTATAATGATGTGATAAAGTAATCCATAGAGTCAATTAAGACTCTATGGATTTTGGTTTAATATTCAGATCTTGTATCAATCATTTCTATAAGTTTGTATCCAACTACTAAATCTTTAGTATTGTTTTTATAGCAGAAACAATAATAATCTTTAAGGTCAATATGGAAATCTGTTATTAAAGATTGAATTGTTCCTTCTTCAATACCTTTATCAATTTTATTTTCTCTAAGAAGATCATTAAGTATTTCTATAGCATGAATTTTACTATCAAATACTACTGGTACTACTAAGATATTATTGATTGATTTCTTAAGATTTATATGGAACTTATCTTTAACTAAAACAAGACTTTTACCTTCCATATTAATTAACCTTTCTTGATCTTATAGATGATCAGTAGGAGCAACAGTGTCTGGTTCTTTTTCTACTGGAGCTTCTTCATGTGCTACTGTTGGTTCTTCTTCTGGTGGTTCTGCTGGACTAGGCATACCAATACCATAATAATGATGCCATACAATATTATCATGCTCGAATGTAGGAGATGTAGTATCTTCTGGTTTAGGCAATTGCATGAAATGATATTTACGGTATGCTACAGATTGATCTGTATATGGGTTTGTATCGAAATCATCAGGTTTCTTAATTCCCAAATCATAAAATCGAGCATACACAATAGCCTCATCAGAATATGGGTTTACATCGAAGTCAGCTGGTTTTGGAAGATCCATAGAATAGTATTTACGATATGCTACAGATTCATCAGAGTAAGGGTTTTCTTCCAAATCATGAGGTTTAGCTGGAGCATTTTGATCTTTCTTTTTAGCACCATGAGTAGTTTCATCATCATCAGGGTTGTATAGTTTATCGAATTTGAAACCTACCAATAGTTTTTCGCCATCGATTTTAACACCAACTACTGCTTCATAAAGAGCTTCAGCTTCTTCACGATCTTCTACACCTACAGCTTTAGACAAAGTAAGAACATCGTTTTGAGTAGTTTCGAAATAACGGTTGTCTTTTACATAGTCTGCTACGATATCCAATAATTTAGTAGTTGCACGTTCTTCATTATCGAATACAAACATAGTAGTCAATTTTGTATCTTCCATTAAGTCATTTTTTGTAACATTGAGAGTATCATTAGTGATAACAATCATCTCTGCCATTACTAAACACTTCCTTTCTTGATTCTAAAATTATAATAATCCTATCTTAGGACTACTTATTTGTCAATTAGAAAACTGATATTGGGTAAAAAATAATCAGCGGAGTCTGATTTGGGTTTGGGTGTTGGCGAAGCCAAAAACCCAATAACCCCCCGTCTAGTATATTAATATATATTATAGAAGACAACATAGAATGAAGTAGATAGATGAAGATTAACCTAATGGAAGGAGACCCACACGTCAGAATAGGTTCTAATATTAGAAACTATTGACTACAAGGTTTTACCTTTTGTATCAGACTTTAGGTCTGATTTATATCAGAAACGAAGCAAAGAGCTTTTTCTTCTATAATATATCATCAAAAAAATTATTACCAGGTCATAATATCTAAATCTTTCAATATACTCAGAAAAAAAAAATAAGAGATAGGTACTAAACCTATCTCTTAAATCTATCAATTATTTAATTTCATGACAATCAATATTATAAGTAGTTCTAGTTTCTCCTTCAAAATCAGGATCTCTATCATCTTCATTTTTGTAAATGAAATCTACAGAATAAATAGTCTTAACATCAGAGTTTCTATTTACCAAAGGATATTCTGGAAGTACACCATACTCAGCTTTTTCTTTTCAATCATTTCAGCTATAAAGTCCATAGCACCAGATTCTGTTTCAAATAAACCTAAAACTGTATTATCTGGGTACTGGGTATTGATTATAATAAGATTCATCTTTGCTTACAATATATCCGTATTTCATATTAGTAATCTCCTTGATTAAGAAACTTCTAATTCTCTAACATCGTAACAACGTGCTTGATTGTCTAGTTTAAATCCTTGATAATAAGGACTTGCAACAGCCTCTCTAAAATACCTATTGATTATCATACAATCTTCTTTAGATAAATCTACAGCGCCTTTTTTCTTTTGCTTATCTATATGATTAGATATTACAGCATGAGCATCTTCTTCAATCATAAATACTTTATTCTTACAAATTTGAGAAGATTTATTTTCATCACCCTGTTTTATACTATCATCTTTACCAGTATCTAGATTATAAGAAGTTTCTAAAATTACATATACTTTCGAAAGATTTTCCATAATGGATCCTCCATAATTGTATTAGAAGAAAATAAGAGATAGGTACTAAAGACGACCTGACCTATCTCTTAAATTTATCAATTATTTAATTTCATATCGGTCTACTCTATAAGTAGTTTTAGAATCTTCGCCAAAGTTAGGATCTAATTCATCTCTATTCATATAAATAAAATCTACAGAGTATACATAATCAGCATCCGAGATATTATTCTCATATAAAGATCCTGGTACAATACCACATTCTCTTTGCCACTCTACAATTAATTTATTAACAAAATTGATAGCATCTTGTTTATCATGAAATACACCCATAATATTACTAAATGCTTTATCAGAAGAAGCTGGATTAAAATAGTTTTTTGTTACAATGTAACTAAAAGTTTTATTCATAATATAGCTCCTTTTATTAACTGACTCTAATAGTTTTAACTGTATACACATGTACAATTGACCCTATTTTAAAGGATTTTAGATAAGAACCTTTTTGAAGTAAGTTAAGAGGCATATTGAAACATTTGGTTATTTCATCATGTTCTTTTTCAGTCAATTGTTCTGCACCTCTATCTAACGTTGTATTTATATATTTGGTTAATTCGGCAAATGCAGAATCTATATTCTCAAATGTTTTACCCTGCCAAATACCACCAAGCATATTTAATACTTCTGGTTTTGGATTTTCAATCTTATTATTTGGTAGAATATAAATTGTTTCTACAATGAGTATAAGTTCTTTTTCATTATTACTCATGATGAGTCCTCCTTAAGGGGTTAATATTTAAAATAGAGTATGAGTTTATACAATGCCCCAATAATTTCAAAGTATCACGTCATACTTGAAAACTACATAATAGAATTCTTAAAATTGAACTCTCCCACTCTTATCTTTATCATCAACCCTATTTTATAATAATCTCTCATTACTCTCTTTCTGATAATTTACCTCCTTTCGTTTGAGATTATTATATTTGCTGTAGTACACTCACTACATCTACACCATTACTATAGTATATAATTATACCAAAATTTAAAAAAAAATAAGAGATAGGCACTAAGTCCTATCTCTTAAATTTATCAATTATTTGATTTCATGACGATCTACTTTAAAAATAGTTCTAGAACCTTCACCAAAGTTAGGATCGGATTCATCTTCATTATTATAAATGAAATCTACAGAATAGATATAATCAGCATCAGCATTATTATCTACATATGCAGGTTCTGGTTCAATGCCAAATTCTTTCTTTTCTTCTGCTACTAATTGATTTACAAAATCAATAGCAGCTTGTTTATTATGGAATACTCCCATAATATTGCTAAATACATTATCGGAAGAATTCATATTAAAATAGTTTTCTGTTTTTGTTACAATATAGCTATAGTTCTTAGTCATAATTTTATCTCCTTGGTTGTAGCATATAGTTCTTACTGAAAAATTATATGCTTTGTCATTAATCTTAAAAGATATAGGTCTTAGCTTTTTATCATTAGAAGCGACGATAGCATGGAAGTAAGTATTTATTTCTTTTACTTCACTATCTTCTAAATATTTAGCACCTTTATCAAATTCTTTATCTATGAATTCATTTAATTTCTCAAATGCTTCATCTGCATTTTTAAATGCTTTGTTAGCCCAAACAATACCAAATTTATTTTCAATTCCGTGATTGATACTTGGTAATTTATTCGTATTTAGATTATAAATAGATTCTAAAACAATCGTTACATTTTCTTTTAATTCATGCTTCGCCATCTTCACCATATTTGTTATCCTCCATAAAGGTTAAAGTGAGTATGAGTTTTATACAATGCCCTATCTTTCAATGTATTATGTCATACTAGAAATATTTCATTGAACTCCATTAACCCTCTATAATAATCTCATTACCCCTGATAATTTACCTCCTTTCTTTTTGAGATTATTATAATTTGATGTAATAATCACTATAAAACTACATCACTATTATAGTATATAATTATAGTAAAAATTAAAAAAATAAGAGATAGACTATCAAAGCCTATCTCTTAAATTTATTATTTCAAACTAATTTCAACAACTTCATATTTTGCTAAATATGTATCAATTTTAGCTTTAGCAGTATACACTATTTTACTATTATAAATGGATTCTTCTTTTAAGAGTTCTTCTTCCTCTTCTGTTAAACTAGTAGCACCTTCTACTTTTAATAGAGTGGAGATTCGATCAATAGCATCTTCCTTATTCTTATAAGTTGCTAATTCGAATAAAATATTTTCCTCATAATAATCAATATATAGATTATCAAAATTGTAATCTTTTGATATATTATAAGTAGATTCTAATATCCCATAAATGGTATTCATAAATATCTCCTTTCATACTAATACTAGTTAATAGTATTTACTGCAAGAACTTTATAAGATATAATAGCATTACGAAGTTTTACAACTTTATACAATTCCAAAGCATCTTTTAAAGCACCCACATTAGGAAGTTGGTTTTGGAATTCTTCTGGAATATCTTCAGTAACCTCAGGATTTCCAATATTGATTAACTCATTAACCTTGTTAATCGCTACATCTTTATCAGAATATAGAACCAAGCCAAATAGTCTATCAGACTCTAATTGAGATAATTCCCCATCTTCACGAATTACATAAAGACTTTCCAAAATAGCATAATGTTTTTCTACCATAATAATTTCCCTCCTATACTATAATATATTTTTCAAGATTCAATCCAATAACAGTATTTTCGTATCGGTCATAAAATATATAAGAATATGAATTTATATCACCTTGAGTGTATTTACCAAAAGTTTCGATATTTTTTGAATATGGTCTAATATATCTATCACTATCTCCAAAATACTTTTCTTTTACTCTATCAATAACCTCATCCCGCTCTTCATGATCTGAGGTTATATATTTAGAAGTATCTCTTACTTGTCCTTGAATTGTAGATCTTTCAAATTTATGAGTTTTCAAACTAACTTTATCTACTTGCACTTCATATCTAGAACCTAGAATTTCTTTATCAATATACCTAGAGTATATAAAAGAACGTATAATATCTCCTAATAACATTTCTAATCCTCCTTATATTATTAAAATAATACTTAGTTTATTTTTTCAAGACTCAACCCAATAACAGTATTTTCATATCTATCATAAAATAAGCAAGCATATGAATTTATATTGTTAGGAGCGCACACAATAAAAGTTCTGATATTTTTTGAATATGGCCTGATATATCTATCACTATTTCTAAAATACTCTTCTTTTATTCTAGGAATAATTTTATCTGGATCCTCATCATGTGGACAGTTTATGTATTCGGAATCAACTCCAGCATATCCTTTGATTGTAGATCTTTCAAATTTGTGAGTATCCATAGAAACCCTATCTACATGCACTACATATCTAGATCCTAAGCCCCAATCGAGAAACATATGAAAAATAGCAGCACCAATATCGTCTAATGACATTTTTTATTCCTCCTTAATAAATGGAATAATCAAACAACTTATTTTCTTCGATAAGATCATCTACAGAATGACCATAGCCAGAACCTTCTAATAGATTACCATCTTCTTTTACGATATAGAAACCATAAGTTACATCGTTGATATTATCATACATAATTCTACAATAATCCTCAATAGGATAAGCACAGTATTTATCAAACTGACGCATTCTATTTTCTGGAACATCTATTAGTTCTCTGCAGTCAACGATATCACCAATAGCATCGAATGCCTCATCTAGACCATCTTCTTCCATGTTAATCAAACCATCAATAGGTTCTTCATATACATATGGACCACTATTGATATCAGTTGTCTTTCTAAATTTAGAACCTCCAATAAGTTTATGCGCTTTAATGTAAATATTCATAATCTAATTACCTCCTTTTAGGTATATAAGTTCATATCCTACAATCAATTCAGAAAATACATTTATTACCTCTTTCATAGTTGTTCTTCATCCTCAATTTCATAACCAATGTAAGTACCATCTTCCTTAAAGTTATAAGGAGATAAGATTGCACCATTTTTATCCATTACAAATATACCATACATAGCATTGTCATTTTCGATGATTTCAAAGTAATTATAATAATGGTGAGCTAGGATTTGATCTTTATGATGAATTATTTTATTAGCTTTATCAGAATATTCGAAGAATATTCTTCTAGCTTCTTTATTATCTACTTTAGAATACTTTTCTAACTTGTAGAAATATTCTTTAATCCATTTTTGGATACCATATATAATGTGATAAATACCGTATTTTTTTGGAACTTCGATTTCAATATCCCACATTTGATGATCATCGATTCCTGATAAACCACCGACTTCAAATTTACCTGTTGTCTTGTTTAATATATCTAATGCTAAAGTAAAAGTTTGCTTTTCCATTTTGCTTTTCCTTTCGTTATTAATAATGGAAACAAAAAAGACATAAGCTCATGATTAAAACGTTTTATCAGATCTTATATATCATAATTATAGTATATAATTATATTATATTTTTAGTAAGACTTTAGATTAAATTTGAAATTCGCTTAATAAAGGAGATAACCATGTATACTATAAACATTTATCACTTATTTGATAAACTTTCTGATGGAGTAAAGAATAATTATATTTGTGAGAATGATAAAGAATTGTATAGATCTTTGCAAATTCAATTATCTAATGCTAATACCATAGAAGATGATAATGTAAATATTAATCTATTTAGATTCATTGATGAAGAATACCTTCCAGATGAGTTAGCTAATAGAACTAAGCATATTGAAGAGCTTATTATAGAACACCATAATTTTGATATTGATGAGAGTGAAATTCAAACTAATATCATCAATTATCTTATTGGAATGGATGGTCTTATCTATAATATGAAGGACTATAAATCTGTAATGACTAATAAAGATACTATTCGTTCTTTAGGAATACAGAAAATTTCCCAAGATCCAACAACTTATAGAAAAGATGCAGAAGCTGAATTGAATAAGAAGTCTACTAAGACTAATATTCTTAAAGAAATTCAAAATCTTGTAATTCTTACTACAGTATATGAAATCTTAGAAGAAGATGCTGATAAAAAGAAAGATGAAATCGATGAATATGCTGAAGAGAATATCAAAGAAAATTATATTAGCGAATTTGATATGATCTTAGATAAGATGGAAAGCTTATTCCCAGATGATGACGATATTGAAATTACTGGTGTAGAATATAATGGTAAGAAAATTACTACTGATGAATTCACACAAGAATTAAGCACTCATAGATACCCTGGTTATTATGAAAAACAAATTCCTATCGAAGATGCATTAGATGATACTTATGTAATCCATACAACAAGAGGAACTGTTATTAAGAAACCTTCTACTGATATCTATGATATGGATATTACTATCGAAGCAAAAGAAAATTAAATATAATTATATACTATATTTATGATAGCATTATAAACTAGTGCGACTTCTACTCCACTACAGAAGTAAAATGTGGTTACTATAGGACGATATTTCGCATATCAATCCTAGCAGTGTAAAAATGGTATGCAAAAGAATACTACCCAAAAGGTGTATTCTTTTTTTTTGTTTAAATCATAATAAACACAAAAAGAGGGAGTAGAGCTTAATTGCTCTACTCCTTTATTTTTTTAATCTTTAAAATCAGTTAAAATTTCATTAAGCATTCTTGGTTTAATACCTAAATCTTCTTGACATTGACGAGCAGTTTCAATGAGGAGTTTATTCATTAAACCTTGAAGCATAGCAGATGGAACCATACGACCCATAACACCAGAGATTGTTAGGAATGCATTTACATATTCATCTTTTCTATAATCAGAGAATGCTTCATCGCCTTTAGGAATAATATAAGAGTTTACACCTTTTAGAGCTTGAGAGAATACTAGTTTATCACCAATACCAAATTTATCATTTACTTCAATATAGAATTCAATACGAACACCGTCAAGATGTTTCAATTTACCTTCTGCAGGAAGTTTACTTGTAGATTCTAGAGTATACTCTTTATCTACACCATTCTTTTTCATGATCTTTTTAAGTTTATTGATCTTAGCATCATAAGCTTTTACGATCTTTAATAGAGTAGGGGATAGTTCTTCATCATCGCAAGTTCTATAAATCTTAATATTAGTAATACGACCAGTCATCTTAGCTCTTACTGGCTTACGTCCTAAATCAGACAATCCTTCAGCATTATCGTCTGTAATATTCTTCAATAATTCATTAGCTTCTTTTTCATCAAAAGCATCTTGGAAGATTAATAATGGATCACCTTCTTGAACAAAATCTCCAACTGATACTATATTATATACATTGGAGTTCTTATCAAGAGATACGTCTTTTTGAACGTCAACTTTAGATTCTAGAGCTTCAGAAATAGAATTATCTACTACACAAGAGTCTTCATAGCCTAAGTCAGTATTCATGATAGCAACTTTAGCTAGAGTACCCATATTATAAGATAATCCAAATGGATTACCACCTTTTCCACCATTACCGATTGCATTAGAATAAGATTGTTTATCATAAGCCACAATATCGTTACCTTCTAACTTTTGACCTACTTTGACAATCGGATCTAATTTTGTGGTAATATAGAAACCACCATCGGAGTTCTTTTGGATAGTTGTGCGAAGATCTACATAATCTTTTTGTTTAGTTTTAGTATCTTCAATGATCATATAATCTTTAGTAACTTCTTTTACTACAGCTTTTTCAAATGGGCATTTATATGCAAACTTATTAGAAGTTAGATATGGTAATGCTTCATCAGCACCAGTAGTAATAAGAGATGGCATAGATTTCTTAACCAACATTTGATGTTGAGATGTTTGTGTAAATGCCATTGCTGTACGGAATGGATCATCATGATTGATAGCTAATGGAGATAATGCTTCCATCATAGAGAATGTATTTAAGTTATTTAACTCTTCAGGTTTCTTAGGAGTAATAAAACCACGTTTATTTCTAACACCTGCATCAATAACTGTTTGTCTATTAATACCTACTGTAGATGCAAAGCCTGTAGAGATACCTAATACACCAAGCATAGATTTATCATAACCACGTTTATCAAGACCAAAAGATCTTTCAGAGTTCATACCTGATAAACCTTTGAATGTTACTTTAGAAGCTGTTTCTGCTTCAAGTAATGGTGTTAATGTAGACAAATCAGAAGAGGTTTGGTCATGAGTAAGAATAGAATCAATAACAGCAGATCTCTTAGCAGAGAATGTAGCTTGACCCTTACTTCTTTTAATCATGGTTCTATAAGCACCAAATGCTTTAGCAAGTACTTGATATAGATGACCAACAATAACTTCATTAGTTCTCAATCTATTACCAGTAATATCAGTATGACGATTGAATTTATTATCAACTAATAAATCATTACCATAGATCATAAGATCTACATAGTTATCAGGAACGTTTAAAGTTTTACAGATTTCTTTTGTAATAGGGTCAATCATCAAATCATAGAAGTTATCAAAACCATCAGCTTTGATTCTACCACCAAAGTCATCTAAGATATCTAACCACATATCTTTAGAATTGATTTGCTTGATAGAGTAATCATTGAAATCACATTGCATCAATCCATTCATAAGCATATTATGACCAGGATCATCAGAGTGATATACTAGATAACCATCTTCGAATTTGATATATGTATTTTCTCTAGATGGTCTTGTTTCTTGGAATTCATACTTGATTCCTACTCTATTCAATAATCTTTGTAAACCGATATTATAAGATAAAAGAACCACTACTGGAATCTTTGTATTCATAATAGAAGCTTCGGAATACATTAACCGTTTAGCAACTGATACACTTTGATATATCTTATCAAACTCACCAGATTTATCATGAGATCTTAAGATATTTAAAATTCCCATATCAATACTTGTATCTATAAATGGAATCTTCTTACCATTTACTACATAACAAGCTAGATATTTATTAGCAAGCATTTCATCAGTGGCTTTAGATTCAGGAGATCCTGGTTTAAAGTAGGATTTATCAAATGGAATTTTAGATAATTCATCCATATTGAAGGAGATATAAGATCCATCTTTAAATTTGATCTTAGAATACATAGAAGCCAAATCGATAAATTCCATAGGAAGTTCGTATCTAATACAGATCTTTCTATTATCACCATCGATAACTTTAATATCTTTACCTTCATATTTAGTTAAAGCTTTTACTAGCTTATTGATGATAGGAGAAGATTTAGATAGACCACTAGGAGATTTTCTATAAATAAAGATCTTAGAATAGTTAGATACTAATTGAACGGCATCACCATCTGTTTTTACTACTGGAAGAAGCATCAATTGACCAATAAGAGATTTTTCATTACCTCTTAATTTCATAAAGCGATTACTAATCAATCTAGGAATATCTAGAGTCATTGTAAACCGTTTACCAGTTTCAGCATCTTCATAATTACAAGTCCAAGTATCAATGTAGTCTTCAGATGTAGATGTATTTTGAGATTTAATATCTACGATATTCATTGGATGGGTAACATGCATGAAATGGGTAAACATTGCTACGATATCTGGATCCATGTCATATTGCTTATTAAAGTTAGCAAACTTAACTTTCTTCCAAGATTCATCCATTGAATCTATTTTAAGATCCATTGGTTTAATATCATCATTCTTTTGGAACTCTTCCACAAGTTTAGCAACAGATTTACCATTAACTTCTTTTGTTAGAAGTTTCTTTTGGGTTTCTTCCATTCTAGACTTACGGGCTTTATTCATCTTGATACCATCTTCTGATTGAAGATCAAGAAGTACATCTTTTAACCATTCATTGTCTTTATCATCAGGATCGTTCTTTTCAAGAGTTTCCATAGCATCTTTAGTAGTGGTAGACTTGGAAGCTATTTTATCAAGCTTATTTACAAGAGCAGCTTTCTTAATTTCAGGGTCCTTGGTTAAACTAGGATCATCTAGTACACCCATTTTCTCTAAATCGTCTTTTGTTAACTCTTTTGTACCACCAGTTAAGTTAGTTAGAGTGATACCACCCTTTTCTAATTTATCAGATAATTGAGTTATGATAGCTTGCCTAGAATCATGATTGATTTCTTCAATTCCAGTATATTCGCCACTTAGGATATTATTTGTAAGAGATACAAATTTATTTAAATGATTCATATCCATAGCAGCAAAGTCTACTGTGAAATATCCATTCTCTCCAGTAAATAGAATAGTATAATCTTTCCATGCTTGTAATTTAGATGGATTGATTTTAGCAGTTCTATAAATGAATGAGAATGGGTTAGCAGAATTCTTATAATCAAAGATACTTGTATCAGGAACAGCTTTCTTCCAATCAGTTACTGGAACTACTATTGTCTTTTTAGTATAATTAGAGAATCTAGAATCCATAAGGAATCTATTCAAGAATGTGAAGAATACATCTAATCCTCTATCTCCAGTAAATTTAGTATTATTCTTATAGAATATATCTGTATAGAATGCCCAATCATAGAATAAGTTTTTATTCTTATACAATCTTAAATCTGTAAATGAGTATTTAAGATACTTTACTTCATTTCTAATCTTTTCATAGAACTTCAAACATTCTGCCTGAGATCTCATTCTATTATTAAATAAGATTTGTCTAAAGATTGTAGTATAGTTATAAGAACCAAATTTTGTAGTTTCTGATTCTTCATTAATAATAGAATCTACGAATTCTGGATATAGAAGTTTATGGTATTCTTCACCAAGTTTTAACTCCATACCAGTTTCATTTAAGATAATATCATTATTAGAAGATACAGATTCATTCAATGCTAAATCTTTTAAAATAGATGGGTTATATGATTCATTATTAATAGAAATATCACCATCTTTATTTAGATCATTATTAATAATAAGATTTACATTCTTTTCAATAAAGTAAGAATTAAAAATCATATTATTTAATTTAGCAAGTCTATTGTTTAAGATATTAATACTAGATTCAGTATTAGGTGTCATTAGATATACAATAGAATTATGAGTTCTATCTTTAAGATCTATTGGGTAGTAATATTGGCCTCGATATAATCTAAATGGAGTCAATTCATTTAAAAATATTGCCACGTTGGTATCCTCCTTATCTATTGTAAAACATTACCTTGATGTAATCCTCGCTAATAAATATTATGGTTGTATACTATAATGGTGATAAGATGAAGATATATGAATATAAACATTTATATTCTTCTTTCGATTTATACTTATATAACTAAACTACTATAGCAAGATAACTCCCTTATCTTGTTATCGCCCTCACAGATCTTCATCTTATCAAAAAATAAAAGGGATTACAGCCCCATGAGTTATTCAACGCAATATAAATTTGCTTGGCCTAAAAACAACACAGTGTTTATCTCAATCAATAGATCATCATATAACTCATGATTTTTTCCTAGCATATATTAACTTCTTTCCTTTTCCTTTCGAGGTTAGTATGTACTCTGTAATCCCTTTTATTTTTTCTTTAAAATCATAAATTATTTGCATGGGAACAATATCGTAATTCAACGACATAGGCTTGAATAAAGTAATTAGAAAAGGTATTAAGAATATGGAAAGAACAAAATTCCTTAAAGAAATATCTTCTATGACCAGAGAGGATATAGACAAATATCTTCTAAGAAATTGCCATAGAAGAAAGAAAATTTATCCAGTATTGGTGTTGAAACCTTATTCAAAAAAGGAGAGTACTAGTGAAAGTAGCGGATCTAATAAAGGAGATTAATGAACAACGATCTCCTAATGATAAAAAAACTTATGATACCAAATCTCAAAAAGATGAATTGCTTATTATGAAAGCAATGCTTAATGATAAAGATTATAAGGTAGATGTATATAAAGGGACTGGTATTGATTATACATTTTCTCCATCAGAAGTGATTAGAAATACTATGAGTTCTGTTATTGCAAATACTACAGGCATTTCTAATCATGAAGCACATCGTCTAATGGATAACTATGAGTTTAGAACTGGAGAAGCTAAGAATATGATTGAATTCTCTAAAGAGTTTATCAATACATATTTGCAAACTGGTCGTAAACTTCCATTGGGAGGCAGAGAAACTTCCAATATCTCTTTATTGAAGAAATCTATAGCTCCAGGGTATGTAAAATATCCAGTTAAGATTGGTGTAGATAAAGATGGCAATGCTATCTGTAAATCTAAAGATATCTTTGTAAATGGGTATGATTCGGTAAAAGTCTCTGCTCCTTGCCCTGTATGGGTTAAAGATAAAAAATAAAAGAACTATAAATAATAGTAAATAAGTATTGATAAGATACTCTATTGAAAAATATTTAGATATATCTTTCTCAAAAGAAGGAACTAGAACATGGCTGAACTAGTTGGTGAACCCTAAAAAACAAATTTTATGATTAAATATAAAATCAAACCGGATGAGATTTGAACTATCATATCTAATAAATATTTATTCATTAGAATTCTCCTTTCAGAGTATCATATCATCATAATTATTTATAAAAAAATAAGAAGCTCAAATAAAATTCTATTAATTAGATTTTATTTAAAGGAGGAAATAAACCCATGGCAGAGTTAGAAATCCTTATTAATCAATTTTATAATAAAATATAATATCAAACCAGCGATTACCTGGCTGATTATATTGATTAGTAAGTAAATCAATCATAAGGATTACTCTCCTTTCTGAGCTTCTTATCATAATTATAGTATATAATTATTTTACAGAAAGATAAGAAATCATTTAAAAATTATTTCTCAAAAATGTGGATAATACATGGCAGTAGTATTAATCTTTACTGATCTCTTATCTATAATTATTTATAAAAAAATAAGAAGCTCTAATAAAATCTATTAATTAGATTATATAAAGGAGGAAATAGGTACATGGCAGTACCATTAACAATCCCTATTAATCAATTTAATAATGAAGTATAATATTAGACCAGATGCTACCTGACCAATTATACTGATTAACAAATCAATCATAAAGATTCTCCTTTCCGAGCTTCTTATCATAATTATAGTATATAATTATAGCTTATTTACTAATGATCAAATATATCATTGAGGAGGTATATTTGATCCATTTGTGCTAATGATTTTAACACAAAAAAAGAGTAAGGGATTAACTCCCTTACTCTATTATTTTTTTAATGATGATCACAATCACATCCATCATGATGATGATGTTCATGAGATTCTTGAATAGGATAGTTAGCATAATCAAATACTGTTAGATTATCATTAATCATATCATATGTAAGTTTACACATCTGATCAGTATAATATTCTATAACAGTATCTAAATATTCTTGCATATTAACAAATAAAGGATCATTCTTACCAATAACAAATTCATATACAGATTTCTTAAATTGTTCGAATTCCTTATTTTTATTTTGATATCTGATCTTTATAATTTCTAAAGTTTCAGCTATTTTTAAAGAGTCAAAATTGCTATAAGCCATATCCATTATAAGGAAGAATACGAAATCAATATTAAATGGATCAGCATCTTCAGCTGGATACTGTTTCAATAGTTCTTCTGTAAGATTACTAAAGCCATGCTTTTTAAAGACATTTAATGCTGTTAATCTAACACATAACATTTCATTTCTTTTCATAAGCATAGATAATCTACATAGTCTTTCACTCATAATACCATCTTGATTTAATAGATATCTAGTATCTTTAATTCTTTTAAGATTGTCTTTATAAGTTCTAATAGTACCAATACCATTACCAACTGCTTTTGCAATGATATCAAAATCTTCTTTAACATTGACTTCTTTCGTTTCATTATCTACTTCACTAATAAGACCAGACTCTGAGTCATCTCTTATTAATGATTCTTTAAATCCTTCTCTGTTAAGATCAATAAAATCTTTATCAGGGTAGGTTTTGAAGAATATTGTTTTATCAGCTTTATCAAGAGAACCAAATTCTTTTATATTTTTTTGTATAGAAGTATGATCATATGCTAAAGCATCTTGAAACATAGTTAACTTAGCATCAGTAGTTCTAGATTCTGGAATAAAATGCTCTTCAATATGATTTTTAATCTTATCCACAATCTCTTCAATAGTATAGTCTTTTTTCATAATAGTTCCTTTCTAGATGATACTAAAGTAAGTCTCATCTATATCAATTAGATTTAGTTTATGAGCACTATAAAGTGCTGCTTTGATAAGAGGTTTATGATCACCTGCTACATCATTAGATTTAAGAGTAGTCTTATAATCTCCAGGGGAGATACTAACAGCTTGTTGTTTATAGTTAAATAGTACTGGAATGGATGGGGCTACTTCTGCCATTTTAAAAGTTATATTCCCATCATTATCTTTATGCATAAGAATACCAACTTTTCTTTGATCTATATTTAAACCACCATCATCATTTTTGGTTTCTTTATCAATATTGATTAAAAGAATAGTATCTTCTCCATCTTCGGAATTAAATTTTCCTATAGTTCTAAATGGTTTAGGGCCTTTGCTAACAGTAAATATACTATCTCCAGATTTATCTAGGATCATCATTCTTTCTTCCATATCTTTTTCGTCTGGTCTCATATCTTCATATGCTTGTAGATATTCTCTAACAGATGAATGACCTACATGTGATCCTTCTATTCCATTTTTACTAATATTTAATGCAGTATAAGCTCCTGCCCCTATAATCAAAATCAATATACCAGATACTATAAGTTTCATATTCCTTCGTATTCTTGGTTTACTTTCTAGAAACTCTATAAGAGAACTATATTTCTCATCATGATTTTTGATAGGTTTAATAGGATCAAGTTTTATCTTTTTATTATTTTTTACTCTCAATAGATTTTTGTTGTGTTTATTTGCGTCATACATAAATTGGCCCAATTCTATATTAGCTTTATATTTTCTCTCATTACTATATTCGGAAACATGCTTAAGCATATTTACTAAATTTTTATTTCTTCTCATTGCACCACTATCCCTTTAATTAGAGCTAACTATACAATAAAGGATTATTAATCTTAAAATGTCATACATTTTCGTCCATATAAAATAGACCGTATTGTTTTGACATAGACTCTCTCAATAATGACAACAAACCTACATTTACGATATAATATAGACTTGAAATTAAAATAAACTTAAATTACTGTAAATCTTTTCTTACCTCTCTTCAATTACAATAATACTGTTTATTTTATTTTCTAAAGAATGAGTGTTAGTATTACATTTTACGATTGTCCTTTTACATATATCTCAAGAAGGGGATCAATCCTCTTCTTGAACATTTCTGTGCTTTGGAAGATATTCTATTACACACTCAATAGACCCATTAGGTTTTAAATTAATTGGTTTTACAGATACTCTTGCTATACCATTTACAACGTTTGGTATCAAAATTCCACTGTATTCCAATCTACTTAAATATTCGGTATCGGGTTCTGTATAGAATCCATTTTCTTCCATTATTTGATTCCTCCTTTGTTTTAATAACGACTACTCAAAAATATAGTATATAATCATTCACCACATTAAAGTAATTTTCAAGGAGGTGATAGTATGGCATCTTTTAAAGATCATTTCGATTTAAATCTTCCACCAATAGTAGAGAATGATACTAATAAAATGGGGAATAATTATTGTATTGGATATCAAGAAATGAATGAATTAGCTGCTGTTAAAGGAACTAATAAAGATAGTTCTCACTTAGCCATAGGAGTTGATGATCCTAATACTAATTATAAATCAGAATATGAGAACAAAACAATCTTTAATAAAAGATACTCTCATAACAAGTTAAAAGAAGTAGATATAATGCCAATAGGATCTAATTATAATCCTGATAATGATCTTATAGAGTTAAGAACTTTTGAGCATAAAAATAATAAGACTTATATTTTACTTCAAAAGAATACAACAGATCAAAGAGGTATTTATATTACAGACCCTATAATGATTACATATCCATATAATGAAAAATAATAGAGTAAGGGAATTAATCCCTTACTCTCTAGTTTTGTTATTCTGGAATCTTAATTGTAGCGGATAATTCTTGTACTACAGTTGTAGGAACTTTTATAGATGCATCAATATCTTGATCATAGAATGTACCAACAATAAATGTTGCATCCATATCATAATCACCATTTTGTGGGTTTACAGCAGACTTGGATTGCAATTGAATATATTCAGTAGTAGTTTTATCTTCAGATTCTTTATTATACCAGAATAGTTTCTTGGTTTTCTTATTATACATAAGAACCTTAGACATCATATGCTCTGGTATTCTACCACTTTCTCTCCAACTAGAATCATTATTATTTCTGATATAAACTCTATTACGTTCAAGATGGTATATTTTATCATCTTGAATAAATCCTTCTTGAGATATAATCCTAAATTTACATGGGTTTGATTGAGTGCCAAAACCAACCTTAGATTCTGCAGTAAGCATATTTCTTACATTGAGATATTGTGCTGCACTCCAATATTCTGGAATAGCATTTGGTAATTCATATCTAAAGTAAGTATTGTTATTACTATAATCTATAGAGCCACCAGGATTGCATGATCTAGCTTCTATAAATGGGACACCTTCGGATGTTTTACCTCTAACTATTTCTAGTTGAACTTCTCCATCTTCCCAATTCATTCTTCTAAGATCATCAGTATATTCAAGACCTTTTAAAATGAGCATTTTATAATTAGGAGAATTATGATCAGCAATATTATTAGGAGTCATCTGACCTTCTCTAGTACATAGATATGCCATAGCGTCATACATTAAAAACAAAGGACCAGATTCATGTTGCCTATCAGGACCTGCACCACCACATCTTACAACAGAAATATCATGTTGGATTCCTTTATCATCTGTCATGAAACCTACTATCATAAAGATAGGGTCATCATCGTCATCATAACCGTTAAGACCTAATCTAATTTTAAATCCATTATAATACTCTTTAGATAAGAAAGCAGATGTTTCATAACTGTTTCTACTATTAATGATCATTTGGGATGTTTCATCGAATCTGTATGCATTTCTTGCAGCAACTTGTCCTTCAGTATTTAAGTTTTGCCATTTATAAGTAGTAGGAATTTCATCATCCCAACGACCGCTTATACGATCCCAATTATCAAATACATCTTTTAATGAGAATCTAATACTTTTAATAGTCTCAAAATCCTCATCTGTATTTACTACTCCACAAACATGGAACTCATCATCATATCTTAGATTATTAATTCTTCCATCATATTTTAGTATCTGCCCATCTTTTCCTTGTGAAGTATATTCTTTTAACTCTGGATGCATGGATACTTTGGTATAATCAAATATATCATTATACCAATACAAAGTTTTCAATCTAGGATTATATAAAAAGATTTTCTTAGAGAAGTTTTTATTTTCAGAAACTTTTCCTATAGAATCCCATCCCATTGTTCTAGGATTAAATTTATACTCTTTATCTTCATATAACGAATAAATATTTTCATCTTTGAAGATACCTTGTTGTTCTATAATAGTAAATCTAGGCAAACCAGATCTGCAGCCAAACCCAATATGAGATGGTTCTAAACACATCTTTTGAATGTTATCATACATCTCATCGGACCAGGTAGCTGGCTTTTCATTTGGGCATGAAAATTCAAAAGTACCTTGTGGCAGAATAGTATCAGCAGATCCATCATCAGACCAACCAGTTGTTGTAAATTTAAAATAGTTCCCATCTCTTTGTGCAGAGATATATGCTATAGTATTACATTCATTGTCTGGACGGTCTGGACGCCAATTAGTAGGAAATGGGCAAGGCCCTACCTCGTCTGATAAATCTGTTATAATAAACTGAGTATCGTTGCCCATATCATATATAAGACCCCACCAGAAGTTGCAGTCAAATACTGCTCCATAATAAGGAGTTGATTTTGGAAATACTTGATCACGTCGATAGTTTAGCCAAGCATCTCCGGTTAGATATGATTCTTGTCTAGTAATATCATGATTCCAACTATCAATAGAATTGAATGCTGTTCTAAATTTATCTCTAGGATATGTGAAAGTAGGATTTCCTATAATAAAATTATCTCCATCATTCTTAGGTAATACTCTTGCTGGGATATTATATAGGGTTCTTTTATATAATTTTTTGCCATTATAGATGAATGATGATATCTCATCTAATTTACCATTTAAAACATCGTCATGTTGTTCATATGTTTGAGGGAACGTGCCTGCACCTCTAACTAAAGATAGAGTGTGTTCTTTACCCTCATCATCTACCATATACCCAATGACAATCATAAGATTATCATCATCCCAACCAGTATCAACCATTGTCTTAAGATAATAGTTTGCATAGTCTGGCGTTGGAGATATAAAACCTGCTGTAGCTACACCATCTTCTGTAGCTTCAATACAGTTGGTAACTTTATTAAATCTCCAACCAGTTTTATTTGGATCAGTGTATACTTTATAAGCAGGATGATCTAAATTTTGTCCTTCTGGATATTGATTTGGAGAACCATAGTTAGTTTTATCTAATAGCATTGTAGAGAATCTATCAAAATGAGCATATCTTTTCCATGTAGTAAAGATTTTTTCCATAGTATCTGGAATCTTACCCATTTCATCTTCTTTTTCGTATTGGTCTGATACAATACGCTTAGGCAAAAATTCATCATGTTGATAGAGTTTCTTCTCTTCAGGATTTATTTTTAAAACCTGTCCAGATGCAGAAAATCCATCATCATTATCAGTTAATTCATATAAAGAATTTAGTTTATCATTCTTTTCTAATTTAGTAGCTCTACCTTGAAGATTCTTTATAAGATCAGAGTTACCTTTTATATATTCAGATTGTCTACCTTTAACTTCTCCATCTATTTTCTTAAATAATTCTTTTAGACTAGGAGCAAGTTCTTGATAACTAATCTTATCTTCATTATTGAAGGGCATATCGCTATTTCCCCCTTATTTAGTACTGTTTGACATATTAAGTAATCGATTACTAAGTTGTCAACTGGAGGTAATTACCCGTGTTTAACTCAGAATATACAATTACCTGGGATGAGATATCTCCTTCATTACAGTTATTATTTAAAACACTTCAATCTGAGATTGTTGATAATCATAATAAAATAATGAAGAATAGAGATGATATAGAAGAGCTTGATAAGAGAATTCTCATCTTAGAAAATAATGACCCATTTTCTAATCTTTGGCTAAATGGGCAACAAGGTCAAGTTGTTAAAATTAATAAAAAGGATAAGAAGTTATATCCCCATGATGAATGGTTAGGTCTTAGGGTAGTAGATAACAATGAAGATTTGCAATCTATGAAAAAGACAAAACCTAATCTAATAGATACTATTAGAGATACATGGGAGGGATATGCTCATTATAACAAAACAGCTATTCCTAATATAGATAATACTCATTATGATAATAACCTTCAAGATGGACAAAATCTTGCTGGTATTCCTTATACAAATTACACTAATAAAAATGGTGCTTGGAGTATAGATAATCAGGGTATTATAACTTGCAATTCAAAAACTGTAATAATTGGTGGGTTTAAAGATCCTAAAGCAATCTATTCTGACTTTGATTTAGAATATGAAGTTAGTGTAGATAATACATCTGCAATGGTCGGGATTTTATTAGGATTCTATACTGATGATAATGGTGTTCAACATACTTTATCATTTATCAGAGGTCCTAGAAATGATTCTACAAATAATATTGTATCATTTGCTCTAGTATATGATCTAGGTAATGATACACAAGAAATTCTGTCTGATCATACTTTAGATATTTTAGATCCTAACTCTGCTCCTAATACTAAATTATATGCTAGAATTAAAGCTAGTAAAAAAGGAACCTTATTCAAACTTCAAACCACATTATTTGATCCTAATAAAGATAATATAGGAAGTTATGTAGGATTTGATTTTGAATTTAATGTATATACAGGAAGTTATACTAAAGAAGTAGTAAATAGTCTTTTAAAGATAATCAACAATCCAACACCTATCGGCATACTTGTTAGAAACACTACTGCTTCCTTTAAATTAATTTCTCAAAAAGGTATCTTAGATAATGATGATATTTATGATCTAAGTACTAACAAACACTACACTTATGATTATATTACTAACGCTTGGAAAGAAGAAGGAACAATAGATTCTTATCTATCTAATCGTATTTTCTTATATAATAAAGATACTAAAAAATTCTTCTTTTACAATTACCCTGGAACTTATACAGAAATGGATTTGTTCCAAACAAGTATATTTAAAAATGCTACTGATGGTCAAGTTATCAAACTTGATAAGGCAAAGGGTAAAGCATATCCAAATGATGAGTTCCATATTCTGTGTGGATACTTAACTGCAATGGATAAAAAATATATTCAAGATAATATGGTTAGTGGAAAGATTCCTAAAGAACCTCTTTATGATTTCCAAAGTGGTAAAGTATTAGAATATAAAAATGCTAAATGGACTGAAGTCGGAAATATCAAAGACCGACTAGCTCCTAAAACATTAGTATACAATAAGATTCTCAAGAAACTATTCTTCTATAAAGAAGATGGTATTGGTGGGAATAATGTAGTCTATATAGAATTTTAAATAAATCGGAGGTTATATTTTGGCTGGTACTACTACATATAAAGAAATTTATAACTTAGCTAAAGCTGCAAAGGCAGATTTATGGGACTTAGCAGAAAGTAGAGGTAGAGATGTAAAACTCTACCTACACTGGACTGCTGGCGGATATTATACTAACTTCAGAGATTATAATATATCTATCAATGCTGATGGTGGATTGTATTTATCTGATGACGATCTATCTGAAACCCTAGATCATACATATTATAGAAACTCTGGTGCTATTGGTATTACTATGAACTGTGCACATAATGCCACACCAGAAAATTTAGGAGATTATCCTCCTACTAAAAAACAAATTGATGGAATGGCTAAAGTGATCTGTGTATTATCAGATGCCTTGGATCTTTCTATTGACAAAAATCATGTATTGACTCATGGTGAGGCTGCCGATAATGAAGATGGATTAGATATTTATTATCCAGATTATAGTGGCTATCCTAATAATACATATGGTCCTAAATCTAACGTTGAAAGATGGGATTTGGAATATTTAGGAACTGCAGAATCTCCTATTTACAATCCATATGACGAAACTGGTCACAGAGGCGGAGATATTCTTCGTGGCAAAGCAAACTATTTTAGAGCTCACGGATTTACTAAATCTGTATTAGAAGATAGAGAAATGCAATCTGAAGAAACTGGTCCTAATGGTAGACCTTATGCTAAAAATGATATTGATTATCTTGTTAAAGTTGGTTATACTAAAGAAGCAGCTATTAATCTTTTAAGCACTGTTGATAAATATACAAAACCATACGATCCAACTATGGTAGCACCTAATGGTATGGATTATGAACAAAACGATATTGATTATTTAGTAAATAATGGCTATACTAAAGAATCTGCTATTGAGTTGCTAAAGACCACTTCTAAATATAAAGCATAGTGAGGAAAAGATATTATGAAATCTACAAATCCTAGGTATATAACAAATCTTGCTAAAGATCTAACTCTTATATATGTGGAAGACAAATCTGGTTTGCCAGAACTCACTGATATGAGCTTATGGTTTAAAAATAATATTAAAGATCTTTCTAAAGTAACCAAAATAGAAGACTTACCAGATGATAAAAGAAAAGTATTTGACAATACAATTTATGCATCTTCTTTGAATGGGTTATTTAGTGACTGCAAATTATTCAGTAATCAAACAGTTGATTCTATTATATCCAAAATCAATATCAAATATCTTAGTGATAAAAATGCGTTTATTAATACATTCGCTGGTTTGGAAATAGTTACTAAACTAAATCTAATCGTATGGGATTTTTCTAATCTAGAAATTAAAAATATGAAAAATATGTTCTATGGTTGTAAAAATCTTAAAGAACTTAAAGGTATTAAAAACTTGGTTAACTCCAAAACAGTAGATGTAAATACTATGTTTGCAGACTGCTCTTCTTTAGAAGAAATAGATATCTCCGATTGGGATACAAGCGGAGTAGAAGATTTCTCCAGAATGTTTGATGGTTGTTTCAATCTCAAAAAAATAACTGGGATTATTGATATGAAATCTTGCAAACAATATGCTGGAATGTTTGGTGTTAATCAAGGAACTGGTTGTAAGAATCTTAAAGGGTTAAAGATCAAAAATCCTCCTAATGGATTCTTCTTATCTGGTTTGGATAAAACTCAATATGAAATCATTTAAATAGATAAATAAGAACAAGCACTTTTTATAGTGCTTGTTTCTTTTTAAAAGAAAGGATAATATCACAATGAGTTTTAAATTCGATTTACAAACTTTTGCAAAAATAAAAAATCGTAGCAAAACTAAATTACTCAATACTAATAATGACCGCATTATATATGCATATACAGATCCAAGAGATCCTTCAGTAGTATTTATCTCATGGCTAGTAAAAAATATTGAAGATATTGGTGATATAAATTCTATGTCGGAATCTACATCTCCGAATAAAGATTTTTGGAAACAAGATCGAGATGTAGAAGAGATGAATAGCGTATTTAGTTTAAATACCAATACTTCTGTAGGCATTCCTAGTGAAATTTCGCATAAACTAAGCAATGAATGGCGTAATAAAACTTTTATGGATATAGATTATTTCAATACTGCATTGTCTCATATGAAATTAAGAGATGATGCTATATTAAGCTATGCATTCTATCAATTAGGGAAGGCACCCTCTTGGTCCCCTACTACTCCTACAGTACCAGAAACTCCTTTGAAATTAAATCTTTTAGATTTTGAAAATGCAGCTAATATAGATTATTTAGTTTATGAAGCATATGTAAATATCGATCTAACAGGAATAGTTTTAAATCCTAGTGTTAAAACTTTAGACTATACATTTGCATGCCATGGTTATGCTAAAGGTATTCTTGATATAGATTATTCTAATATAGAACATGGCAGTCAATGGTTACCATATGGATTCTATGAAGAAGCAAATCTTAAAGCTGTATTAGGAGAAGATAATAAGGTTATTAAATTCTCCAAACCTCCTAAATTTAAAGGACATTCTTCTTATGGTCTTTTATATAACCAAACTGGTAATAATACTATCACAGATTCCGAATATATCTTAGATTTATCTAATTGGGACTTATCTAAATTTGATCCTTCTTACGATCCTATGCATGGTGGTAGTAATCTATTAGAAAATGCCCACGTTAAGAAGATTATATTCCCAGAAGGAACAATATTTAAAATTAAAGGAAGTCAATTTTCTGCTGGTATTTCTACTGATGCTAATCTTAAATCTGTAGAAAATTTAGCATATGATTTTGATGGATTCGATACTACTGAAAATGGGTTATACTCTATGCAACAAATTCTATCTGGTGCCGACTATGAAAGCCTAGATGAAGGATTTAAAGTAAAACTTATAAACTTCCCAGAAACAGAATTATACAGACTATACAAATCTCCTGATAATGGTTATGATGGAGAGGAATATACATTGGAGACATTCTATACCGATATTATAGGTCTTCCATTAAAACATATTGAATTTATTAATAAGAAATAGAATGGAGGATATTTATGTCATTCTTATTTGATTTGCAATTATTTGCTGAAACAGAAAATCCTCATACGATACAAGGCACAGAATTTGAATCTGGCCATACAGAAATGACTGCTTTTTTGAAATCATATCCTACTGGTTTTACTAAAAACTATACTAGATATGACGCTCCTAGTGGAGCAAGAGTTAATCTAACTCAATGGTTTTCTAATAATATTCCAGATATTAAAACTATTAATTCACTATATGATTCGATATCTCCATATAAAACATTTTTTGATGATAAAGTAGTAACTGCTAATGTGCTTAGTGAATTATTCTTTAAAACTAATTTCACTAATACAGATGAGATAAATAAAATCATATCAAGAATATTTACCCATAGTGAAGATTCATATAAATCTGTAGAATTAGAAAGAATCTTTATGGGTATTAATATGGATCACAATGAAACAAATGATACCTATCATGTAAAAGAATTTCCTAATAATTTCAAATTAAAACCTAAACTCAATACTGAATTAGAAGGCATTACTATTAGATATTGCATGAATGATAATGAAACATATTTCTCTACAATTTTTGGTGGTGCATTTGTAGATGAGTTAGATGTTTCAGAAATAAAGATTAATAAAAATTTCAGTAGTGGTCAATTTGTAAACTGCTTATTTAGAGGATGTATAGCTCAAAAAGTAAAAGGTTTAGAAACTTTCCCATTTGAAAATTATAGTTATACTACAGATAAAACATTTGAAGGTTTATTCAATCTAGATAGATATATCGATAAAATAGATGATCCTGTATTAAAAAAGAAAATAAAACAAAGATACTATAATAATATCGATGTAGATAAAGAGAATTATGATCCAATATTTGAATATTGGAAGAATGATAAACCATTAGTAATTAAATCTCTAGGTAATTTGATGACCAAAAGTGATGTAGCAGAAGACTATGATAGGGTAGCAGGTTCTTTTAGTGGTAGTAGAAGATTATTAAGAACTTTTGCTAATGCATACATTAATACTTTAGAATTAACAAAAGATGTATATTTGAGATATTGCTATTCGTATGAAAGTATGTTTGAAGGAGCATCTATAAGAAATCTAAAAATAGAATCAAAGATAGGTGCTGTTAATAGATATATGGGTTCTTATAAAAATATGCTCAAATTATCTACTAAAGGTCCGTTTAAATTAGAGAGCATAAATGTTACTTTTGTATTCCCTGATAAAAAATATCTTTCGGATCTTCCTAGATGGGCTAAAAGAGTAAAAGATCCTAATTGGCGTCCTACCGAACCAGATAATGCTAAACAGGCTGAGCTTATCAAAGATATGCTTCCTAATAAAGATGCAATATCTCCTGGAGCATATCCTTCTAATATTAATATTAAATTGATTAATTTTAATTTTGAAGATATGCTTAAATTTGTTCAAGATAATGGCTATCCAGAAGTAACAACAGAGGATCAGTTATTAGAATTCATGGGTGGTTGCCCTAGAGAATATTTGCAATTTGAAGAAAAAACAAGATCAGACTACATGATAGCTGATCATGAGTCTCATGGTTCAGAAGCATAATATAATGGGTAGAGACAATATGTCTCTACCCTTCCTTTTTGTGTTTCTTGACAATGAAGTAATGTTTCGTTGATATAAGAGATTACTCTCTTTTTATTTAAGATATAGGAGGATAGCAATATATGGCTATAGTAAATAATCCTCATGATATACATGATATAGATAAGCAGTATACGACTTGGACAAAATTAGCAAAACAAAAAGGGATTTTGATATCTATGAATAACCAATGGTTCGCTTCAACATCTCCATATTTTGCTGAAGAGTGGTTGGCAGATTCTACAGATCCCGATTCGGAAGATGATCCTGTAGTTGGTAAAGCTGCTAGAAAGAAAAATGAATTAGCTGAAAATATCTTTTCTAATTATTTTACAAATAGGACAATAGATTTCACTAATGAACTTAATTTTACTAAAGTATTTACAAAAAATGATGATAGGGAATATTATTTCCAATTCCATTATTACACAGTAGATGAAATTATTAAACCATCTAATACTGATGGAGGTTTATTATATAATAATGGCCTATTCGAATTAAGAATTTTAGATGGCGATTCTCCTTCTGCTAATATTGTTGATACAATAAAAGTATGCTGTAATGACAATTCTTCTGGATTTAGAAATAATGATAGACACAAAGAAGTTCTTCCAGGAAAGTTTGTTATTTGTTATATAAAACCAAATGGTGAAAAAGGAACTGTAAAATCAGATGTTATATACCCATTGGATACACTATATTATTTCGTTGGGTATGGTCTTCTTGGAGATTTTATTAATGTTGCCTCTAATAGTAAATATGTTGCAAGCCAAACAGATGATATAGGAATTCCTAAATTCTTATCTCTAGTAAATGATTTCAGCGCTGCTACCACTTCAGGAGCAGCTATGGTAAATCTTACAAGTACTAGTTTAGCAAAAGTTCCAAAAGATAGTAATGCAACAAGTTATGATAGTGCACCTTATTATTTTGAAGATAGAAGCAAACAAAGAAATGGTCTTAATGTGGCAGCCAAGGGTGCTGCAGATTATGTAAGAAATGTCTGGTTTACAGCAGATGATATTCCTACATTAAAAGTATTTGATTTGTTTACTAATTTTAGATTAAATACAGAATTCATGGTAGATATTGTAGGACCTTTCCATTATGAAGGATCAGATCTTAGACTTATAGAAAATGGTATTACTGGAATTAATATGAGAACATTTAGATTTGATAACTGTAAAACTGTTAAAAATCTATTCTCTGGTATGAAGAAACTAACTACTATTGCAAACTTTAAATTTTTAGGCGCAGATAAGGTTGAATCTATGCAAAGAATGTTCTATGGGTGTTCTGCTCTAGAAGAAATAGATTGGTCTAACTCAGGAGTTCCTAAAAATTGCAAAAATTATAAAAACTGTTTCGAAATATCTCCAAGCTCATATAATCCTAATACAACTTTAAAGAGAATTAAATTATCTAGAGAATTTGGAAACAATATCTCTAAAGTGGAAGATTTTTCTTATGTATTTAATAATAATGCTGCCCTAACATCGATAGAAAATCTATCTTTAAACATGCCAAAATGTAAAACATTTGAAAGAGCATTTAGTGGATGTAAAAAATTACAAGATGTAGATCTAACCAACATTGCTTCAGATCCAAATACTTCTACAAATTTAGCATATATGTTTTATAATTGTAATAATATTAGAGGTCCTGTAGATTTATCTAAAATTAGCAAAATAGGGGATATGAAAAATATCTTTTATTCTGCTTCTGAACTCACATCTATTAAATTTAAAAAAGGCGCATTAGATTTCAGAACAAATCCTCCTATTAATAGTAGAGGTGGAATAGTAGAAGATAATCTTACAGCGGCATTTAATAATTGCAGTAAACTAACTAAAATAGAAAACATAGAAGATCTAGATGCCCCAAATGCAATTACACTTAGCGACTTATTTTCAGGTATGGAATCTATAGAGTCATTATCCCTTCCAAAATTAACATTTGAAAATGTAATAGATGCATCCACATGTTTTGCTTACCAACGTAAGGTAAAATCTATATCTGTGCCAAAAGCTGTATTTGGGCCTAAAACAGGAGATATATCAAGATTATTTATTTTTGATGCAGAATTAAAGACATTGGATTTTCCACCATTAACCAAACCTAATAATCCTCAAAACACTACAAATCTAACAAGAATGGTATCTGTGTTCTATAATTGTAGTAAATTAGAAACTCCGATTTATATATCTAATATAAACACTTCTAAGGTGAATACGATGTATGGATTATTTAGATTTGGAAATACTTTAGCTTCTGACAAATCTGTTGAAATTCACGGAATAGAAGATATGAATGTATCAAAAGTTAATGATTTCACAGAAATGTTTGGAGTTAAACTAAAAGACAAAACAACGTTAGATCTTTCTAGATGGGACGTTTCAAAAGGTGTTACATTCACAAACATGTTTTCAAGTTCTAGAATAAATAAATTCAATCTTACTGGATGGAATATGGCTAATGCTATGGTTATGGACTATATGTTCTCAGCTACTATGATTACATCAACTGATGATATTATTGGTTTAGATGGATTAAATCTTACTAATGTAAGAAATAAAGTTGCTTATGATGGAAGAAATGGTGGGGGAATAAATGGATTATTTAACACTAATACATATCTAACAAGATTGACCCCTCCTAATAGCGTTAAAAATATTCCGAATATTGTAAGCTTAAGAGATTTTGTTAGCGGATGTAATAATCTTAGATCTTTAGATCTTAATGGTGCTAATTATGGAACAATCTCTGATATAGATAGAATTGCTAATGACTGTAGATCTTTAGAAACTATTGATTTTACTGGTATAACTTTTAAAATCAAATATGCTCAATACGCATTTATGGATTGTAGAGTACTTAGAGAAATTAAAGGGGCAGTATTTGATTTCGCAGATCTTGATGGTATTGAAAATATCAGAGATATGTTTAAATATTGTAATTCTCTTAATGGTATAAAGGTAAAAAATATACCTAATAATAATAAAGCTAAATTCGAACAAGTAACAGGTTTGAGTTCTTCTCAATATACAGTAGTATCATAATATGAAAGGTGAATAATAAATATGTATTTTAAAGAAGTAAATCCATTGAATGAATCATCTTATTCTATCTTATCACTCTTTGGTGGTAATGCATGGTATCCAATGACTATGATTCAAAGTAATAAAGAAATTGCTAAAGCTAGAGAATCCTTTTTAAGCAAATTCAAAATTCCAAAACCAGCTGAAGTTAAATTGGAAAAAGTATTGGATAAGATCTCTAATGGTGATATTAATAAACTCCCTCCAATCAACTTAATTGATATTGATGGTTATCTTAATGCTAGACGTCGTATGGATGTTGCTATCAAAGGCTATAGCAAGGCTGCAAATAAAACAGTTATGGATACAGAACGTAAAGATTTCTATGGTACTATAACTTATCCATTGATGAAAGAGATGCTTAGAAGCTATACTTATGATAATGATCATGTTACTGATGCTCAATATCTCCCATACGTATTGAAAGATAAGTATCTTTTATACTTTACTTTTAATAAATCTGGTTTACTAAGTATCTCTTATGTAGGTTCTGATAATTATAGAGATCCTATGTGCCCTATTGCATTAGGATTAATTGTAGATGGAGAACCTGTTAAGTTTACAGTTTTTAATAAGTAAAAATATACACTCCATACCCTTATTTGGGTATGGAGTAATTCTTCATTTATTTATATACTATAATAGTGAAAATACATTTTTATTATGACGCACATATTTAATTCTTATTTTAACAAAGATATATTATTAACAGACTAAATTATTTTAAGAGGAGATGATTTTTATGCCGAACCAAATAGAATATGTGGAAAGATGGAGAAAGCTTATAGATAAAGATATTAGCGATCTATTTATAAAATTCGGAGCTGTGCTAAGCTATATTCAGCATACTCTAACATTCGATCAAGAAGCTAAAGATCCAGAGCTAGTAAAAGCTAGCAACATGTCTAGATTAGAAGATGATAAAGAAAAAAGTAATAAAGCGATGTTCTTTATCCTATTCTATAGATATGATATACTAATGACTCTTATTGATAATAACAAAGATATTTCTGAATCAAAAGAAAGAGAGATCTTTTCAATAATGGTCGATAATCAAAAACTTAATAAAATTCTATCTAAAATTCATAAGGTTAGATCTAATAAAACATTAGATGATTTTGAATAAAGGAAAGTGAGGTACTATGTTCTTTTATAAGAATGCTGTAAATGTATTTTCAGATGCTTCTACCAAGATCATTAATCCTGGAACAAATAAGAATAAGTTTCTTACTTGTCCTGGATTCGTTACTACTATTAATGGTAGTATAATTAATGAAGGATATGATATCGTAGAAGCTACTGTAAACTATGCAGAGCTATATGCTATTCGTATGGGTATTGCAGATTTGCTTAAGTATAAAAATACTGATTTGTTTTTAAATATCTTCTCTGATTCCAAAATTTCTGTATTTGGTTTGAGAGAATGGTTCTTTAAGTATTATAAAAATGGTAGAGATTATACTCTAATGACAAATAATGCTCGTACTGGTAAAAAACCAGTTGCTAATCAAGAACTCATTTTAGATATTGTAAGAATGATTCTTCAAGCAAATGTAAAGGTATCTATTTATCATGTACCTGGTCATATTCAAGCTAATAATATAGATAGTATGAATAAGTTCCACTACATGTTCCACAACAATAATTTCCCAGATAATCAAAGGGTTACAGTACCTTTAGATACTGAGATTGAAATTGCTGAATTTAATAACTACGTTGATAATCTTACTAGAACTAAATTAAACCGTGCTATTAAAAGTGGTTCATTAGATAAATTCGATATCAAAAGAAAACTATATCCAGCTATCTGGTATCCTAAACCAGAAGACGTAACAGACTATTTACACCTAGTACACCAGGTTAGGTAAACCTGTACTAGATTGCATACTATAATTATGAGGAGGTATTTAGATTATGGAGTTTTTAAGCAAGATAAATGGAACTTGCTCTAATCCAGTCGCTCCAGTAGAAGACCTATTTGGATATACAAATATTGCAGGAGAAGACTTCATTGGAGTAGCTCCAGATATTAGTATAGAAAGATGGTTCAATGACTTAATTGAACAATATGGATTAGAACAACTAGTTCAAATGTATCCTTATCAACCAATGAAAGTTAATAAGGAAACTGGTATTATAGAACCAATCAGTCCAGATTGTAATTATAATGCTAGGGTAACGAACTGCTTCCATGTTCTTTACCAACGACGTCGTGATAAAATGATTCAACAATCCGTTCAACAGGCTAGTCCTGTTGAACAGATTCCTTTCCAAAATGTGAATACTATGAATCAATCTTTTTTATCCCAAAATCCAATTTTAGCAAGCGGAAATGCAATGCAAGTATCCAATAACACACAAGCTGCTATGAGTGCTAATTTACAGCAACCTATAGTTCAGAATCAAGGGTACTCGCTTAATTTACAATCACAGTTTGATAAAACAGATCGTGTAGAAAGAAGTATTGAGGTATTACCAGAGCATATGATTGTATCTGAGGACGATCCTGATTTAATAAGATTCAATCCTACTGAAGATATAACTATCAAACCTGTAGAGCAAGGGTCATTCCATCCAAATAAGAAAGATGGATATTATATAGACGATGATGGATCTCTCATAGGTAAACCTTTAGAGTCTATAAATCCTATATTTAACAACCCTAACTATGGGTCTTATTACAGTCAGCCATTTGCAAGTCCTTATCCAACGTATCAGCAGTATTACCCGTCTGGTATATTCCCAAGTAATAATTCCTATATTCCAACTTATAGATCGGTGAAGTGATGTTTGAAATGTTTGATAAAAAATATAAAGTCAAGACTGTTCAAGACAGTATTGATCAAGTTCTTGCTAAAATGGAAAAAGAAGAGGCAATGCAACAAAACCCATCTATGTATGAGCCACAACCTCAGCCAATATCTATGCAGCAAGAGGTTATGATGTCTATGATGAATGGGGGAAATCCAGCATTAGCTCTTATGAATCAACAGCAAGGGTTTAATGGCATGGTAGATTTTAGCAATCCAGCATCAGTTGGTAATATGCAAAATAATCTACAAAATGATCCTAATTTCCAAGCTAATCAGAATGCTGTTTTAGCTATGATGAATCAAGCTTTGGCAGCTATGCCAAATGTGCAAGTTAGTCCAGCTGCTCCACCTCCACAGTGGAATGGGTATTCTCAGCAACCATTTCCTCAGATGGTTGGAAATAACTTTGCATTAAATCCTAACTTACAACAAGCTCAATACCAGAATCCTCTAGATGGTGTTGTTCCTGCTGATCCAAATGCATTTAATTCTAGTGCTAGTTGGTATACTAGTAATCCATTTCCTACTCAGCAAGGATTAGGTATGAATCCTAATGTTGGTGGATGGAATACAAATCCAAGTTACTACAATTTATATATGAATGATCCTTTTAATAGGGAAGCGTATATGAGATTTACCGAAGAAGAAATCCGATCTGGCCAGGGATTTGTGGTAAAAGTAGTATCTAAAACACAAGAGGAAATAGATAAAGAAAGAGAACAGGATATACTTGATGAGCAAGAAGCTATCAGGAATCATCCTACATGGGAAGAGAAACTCAATCCAGACTTTAAAGTTGTAATAAAGACTGTAGATAGAGAACCCCCAGAGCATTTGAAAAAACAACAACAAGAGTCTCAGGTTGTTGAAGAAGAGGTCAAAGAGGAAGGGCCTAGTCGTGTTATAATAGAATGCTTAAATTCCGAGATAGATATTCTTAAAGGCTGGTTATATGAAATCAAGCCTAAGGATCTTAACGGATTAGATAAAGAGAAAATCATAGTGCCAAGGCTTAGGAGACTATTCTTCAATAAACGCGATGAAGAAGCTTTGAGGAATCTATGTAAAAGATTGCAAGTTTATAATCCTCCACTCGCAAGAGTAGTATGGGCTAAAAGACATCTAAAATATCGAGATGACTATCAGCTATTCATAACTGCAGCAGAAGATATTCTAAATGAATATGAGATTGCAGAAATGTTCGACAAAGAAGATGAAGGCTATTACGATTATAGAGTTCCTATGAGAAATAGGAAACTGCCTGAATATACCATAGATGAAAATGGTAAAAAGATCTTTGATGAAAACTATTATGAATACCATCCGTTCAGAAAATATACCGACGATACTTTTGAGTATGAGTATGATAGAGGAAGAGAACTTACAAAAGAAGAATTTAATTTGTTCTGTGAGTATGAGGAGACGTGCCTGGTATATAGCTTCCACCAATTAAGACTCAAGAACTTTTATGAAGTTAATAGAAGACTTCAAAACCTACCTCTTTCCTATAGCGTTGATAGAAAAGAGTTAACAATTAGAGAAGAAAAGCTAAGAAAGCTTTTAGAAGAGCGTATCAGTATTAGAGAGAATGCTGAAGCTAAGAAGAAAGAAGAAATAGAGCAGCAATGCAAGAATAAAAGGGTATCTGATCCTAGAACCCTAGAAGAGATAGAAAATGAGTACTACAATAGATTTGATCCAGTAGAAGCTCATTATCATGAAATGCGGGTATTAAGAAAGAAACAAGAACAACAGTATGAGTTATATCGAGATATCTTCTCTTCAAAATCCCAAAAAGAATTTGATGCATGGTGGTATGGTAAGAATTCATCTCGTTATCAGCAAGAGAACCTACCTCCAGAAGAGTTACAGAGAAGACAACGTGAAGAATACGTCGATCGTATGACCGAAGCAAATATAGCCTTACTCTCTAAGGCACAAGTGATAGATCCTGTACAGATTACCAATAATTTCCGATATTGGCAACAAGCTGAGTTGCAAAAATTATTTGGTAATACAATGAATGAGGCAACCTCACTTAAAGATGTATTTGAGAAAGTAATCCCACATGCACTATATGAAATCTCTTGTGAAAATATAGAAAAGCAAAGACGAGAAACTGCGAATAATTCATATAATCATATGGCTTATAAAAGAGCATTAATCGAACTTGCTAATAATAAAGTGCTCGCAGGCAATGATGATCCTAACTTCAAGCCAGGGCCAGTAGATCCAAGATTCGGATATCCCGCTAACTGGGTAGATCCTACGAATTCTAGAGAATACGAAGAACGTAAAGCACGATTTATGGAATATTGTAAAAACTCCATGGGTGTAAATATGCCTTTGAGACCTATTTATAGATAAGGTGGTGGGCATATGAATATCAAAGAACGCAATGCTTTAATAAGGCAATCTCTAGATGCTGCTAGGTTTGTTAACTTTGATTCCGACGTGTTTAAGTTTACAGAAGAGGATTGGGACAAAATGACCAAACCTCCCCTCACTACATACGTTCCTGCTCCTATTATAGATCAATTAAGATCTATAGTAAACAATGTTAAACTAATGAACAATCCATCTAAAAAGTACGATCTGGTTAATAAGCTATTTGATAATATAGGATTAAAACCATTAGCTTCTGGTACTAATAGAAGAACATTTTATTGTACCTATGATCCAACAGTAGTAATCAAAATAGCATCTGATAGAGTTGGTAAATCTGATAACTTGTCAGAATTTACTCTACAGAAACTTATTAAACCATTCTGTACTAAGTCATTTGATGTGACTCCAGATGGAGTTGTTGCATTGGTAGAACGTGTTGAAACAATGAAAGAGGCAGACTTTAAAAAAGTATATGCTAGTGATGTATTCGATTTTACGTTCGAGATTCTTAGAAGGGGATATGTAATGGAAGATATAGGAGGTAACTTCTATAAGAACTGGGGTATAAGATTCGGCTTTGGTCCTGTTATCCTAGATTATCCATATATATTCGAATTAGATTGGACAAAGCTAAGATGTAGTCATAAAGACGTTCATACTGGATATCTTTGTGATGGATACCTTGATTACGATTATGATAAAGGTATGTCAGAGATTATCTGTACCAAATGTGGTACTAGATATACGGCTAAGTATTTAGCCAGAAGAATAGAAGCTAAAACGTTATTAGAAAAGATTAATAGAAAGAGGGACAACGAAATGGCATTATTAGACACAGATTTCAAAGTAGTAATTAAAAGAGGCGATCAAATCGTCAAAAGATGTTATAACGAAACTGATACAGTTGTAGATAGTAGAACAAAACTTGGTGGTCATAAAGAATCCGAACAAGGTTTTGTTTTGAAATCTAATAAAACTGAACCACAAAAATTTACAGTAAAACGTAAAGTAGAAGATCACGATTCTAATCAAGATAATCATAGTCATGGTAATAAGAAAATGTATCCAAACTTTACTGATCAACCATTGACTACTGATAACTTAATCTTCTACCCAAGAAGTTTGAAAAATGATATCATCTTCTTCTTAAAGAAAATGGAAGATAAATATGGTGCTGAAACTGCTGTAAGATTAGCAGCTATTGTAGGTACTGTATACAATCCTATCGATCCTGATTTTGTAATAGAAGAAGAAAAGGTTGTTGAAAAGGAAGACCCAAAGCCTGAAGCTCCTATCGAAGCTAGTTATGATTTCGATAAAGGGGAGCTACAACCAAATGATGTCCAACCTATTGAAGAACTAGCTAAAGAAGCTATTGAAAAGATGGATCAAATCAAAGAAGAAGAAGAGAATCCACAACCAACTAGCTTTCCAACTGTAGCTCGTCCATATGAAGAAGTAAAGAGCATGAGTATCGAAGATATCATTACAGAATCTATTTCTAAAGATGAGTTAGATATATTCAAAGAAAGTGATGCTCCTAAAGAGAATCTCTTTCCAGTAAAACCAATCTCTAAAGAAGAAGAGGAAGCAGCAGCATTAACTTCTAATACAGAGAATGTTATTAATGGTATCATTGGATCCTCTTTAGTAGATACATTGAAAGAACGTCAAATGGCAGAAGATCTTAAACTTAGAGTTCTAGCTAAATTTGATAATCAATTAGTACCAGATGTAGATATTGATACTACTATTAGAAGATTGGTTAATGAGATTACTGAATTGATCAAAGATGATATTCAATCTATGAGTGAAACTACAGAAGGCTTGGAAGTAAATGTTTCCAAGACCGTAGACAATAGAAATAATGAATGCTTCAATGTGGTAGTAAAGAACTTTACTAGCCCAGTATTCGATTGTACTATTTACCCAGCTGCTGCTGAGGAAGTTACTGACAAAACTGAAAACGAAGGTGGAGAAAAAGCAATGGAAAAAGCTATTTTTAATTTCTTAAGTGCAAAAGTAGATGAGATCGAACATGATTATTCTTCTGAGGAAGAAGCGAAGACTTCTATCGCCACTGCATTGTATGGTGCATTTAAAGATGAGTTTAAAGATAAATTCACTCCAGCTCGTATGATGGAAATCTGCAAAGAATATGTAGATAATTATGTAACCTTCAATAATGATGAAGAAAATACTGAGGAAGAAGTTCACACAGCAGCTGATGAATTATAATTTCGCGAAGGGTGATAAACTATGATTAATCAGCAACCTCGTTTTAATCAATTCTTAGAAGGCGTTCTGTATGGTTGTAATGACGCAGGCAGTATTCCAGATGCACTAGCATCTGGATATGCTGTAATAGCAGTAGTAGATATAGAAGAGGCCTACAAATATGCTAATATACCAAACTTAGCAATCATGTCTAATCTATTACCACCTCCAGAAGCAGTAACAGCTTATATTGATGGAGAAGCAGCTATTGGTCATCAGATCTATTATGAGTATTTATCTCATAAAGAACGTGAGTCTACGATGGTCACTATTTTGCAAGCATTGTATGGTCACAGACCAAGTATTAGATTTAGAAACTTTCTAATCTATACAGATTATGAACCTGATGTAGAATTCAATATCTTGTATACTTTAGGAGAATTCTTTAAGAATACATTTGGTATTGTGATGGCACCATATAAACAATCTCATGCATACAATATCGGCACCGACCAATTTGATTATGTAATTGCTAACTTATTATTCTCTAATGGTAAGATTAACAAGTATGAGTTTGTGCGTATGCTTCCACAAGATGCAATGCCTACAGATATATCTTGTAGTATTCTATTATCTGATATCAACTATCAACCATCTGGATTAGAAGATGGGTATAGAATAGTATGTAATTATGTAGCTCAACTTAGAGAAGAGATTGCATCTAACTTTATCAAGAAATCTCCTATCATTCAATTGAATGATAAACTCAATAAAGAAGTAGAGCAAAGTATTAATAACAAGATCTTTGAATCTCAATCTAGATTTGGTAATAAGTAAAAGGATAAAGAGAACTCATAACGAGTTCTCTTTTCTTTTTTGTTTGGAGGATTTAAATAATGCCTATAGTTAGAACTGAAGAAGAATTAGAGTATGCTAGAAATCTTATTCTAAGCGATTTCATGAATTTCGGTTGGTTTAAGGTAGAGAATACTAATCAAAAAGTAACTAGAGATCAGTTAGAATCTATTAAAGCTGGAGCTTATCAAGATATGTATGGAGAAGTTCAAGCATTCTTTATTGCTAAAGCCTTATTAGATAATAAACAAAAAACTGTTGAAGTTGAAGAAGTTACAGAAGAGATGGAACC